TTGCCGATCGTCGTGCTAATCACCGTCCAGACACCGCGAATGATGTTCTTGATCGCCTCACCGTGTGCCGTGATGAAGTTCGCGATATTCTGGAAGTTGGTCTGGATCTGTGTCGCGAGCGCCACGATCGTCGGGATGATCTCGGTCGAGATCGTCTGCCATGCCTGGATGAGCATCGGCAGAATCGTCTGTGCGACGTACTGGATCGCCGGCCCAATCTGTGTGCGAAAGAATAATCCGACCTGTGCCGCGAACTGCTGGATCGCGGGCAGTCCCGTGCTGATGAACCAGGCGGCGAACTGCTGCAAGACCGGGATGACATTCGTCCCGATCCAGGCCGCCGCCTGCTGGAGCGCCGGAATGAGCGTACCAGTGATCCAGCCCGCGAACGCCTGGATCGCCGGGATGACCTGATTGCGGATGAACAGCCCGAGCTCACCGATCACCCGGTGGAAGCCCTCGATCTTCGAGGAGTCCGTCCAGTTGCCCTGTAACGCCTGCGCGAACGTCCGCACACTGTCACGTACGACCTGGAATGCCTTGCCGAGCGCAAAGGCGATCGTCTGCAGCTTGGTCAGGCCGGCGCCACCGCCCGCGCCCGCCATTGCCGCCTGGAAGGCTTTGATCGCGCCGGGCAGCTGCTGGTTGAAGGCCACCAGGAGCGGCGTAATCACCGGCAGGATCGCCGCGCCCAACTGCGTCAGGACGCGCACGCCGGTGTTCTTCAGCAGTTGGAACTGGGCCGACGCGGTCTGCGACATCGTGCGGTAGGCGGCCTCGGCACTCCCCGCCGCTGACGTGTTCTGCGCCATCGCAGCGCGCACGGAATCGAGTTCGCCCATGAGCACACGCGCGCCCGTCTGTGCCTGGACGTCCGGGAAGATCTTCTGAATGTAGGCGTTTCGCTCCGCCTCCGTCATCGTGGAAAGGCTAGTTTTCAAATCGCCCATCACGTCGATGGTCGAACGGAAGTTTCCGCTGGCGTCCGTGGTGGCGATGCCGAGCGCCTGGAAGTTCTTCGTGGCGTCGGGCGTGTGCATTTTGAGCAGCAGATTGGAGAGGTTATTGATGTTCTGCGCGGCCGGACCGCCCTCTTTCGTTACGCCAACGATTAGGGCGCCCAACTCGTCGAAGCCGACGCCGGCGCCCTTCGCGGACTGCGTCACCAGGCCAAGATTCGCCGCCAGTTCCTGACCGTCCACGACACCGGCGTTCACGGTGTTAAAGAAGACATCGGAGTCGTGCGCGGCGTCAGTGGCGGACTGGCCATAGGCATTCATGACGCCGACGATTGCCGTCCCAAATGTCTGTGTATCGGTCTGTGCCGCGGTCGCCCCCTTCGCGAACCCCTCCACGAGTTTGAGCGCGTCGCCCTGCGAGACATTAATCGACGAGAAGATGTTATACAGTCCAGCCGCAAGTGACTGCGCTGATTGCGGTACCCGCGTCGAGATCTCCGAGAGCGAGTTGAACACGGCGCTCGTATCGATGTCCGGCTTGATCGTGCTGATGTTGGCGACGCTCTGCTGCAGGCCCGCAGCCATCTTGACGCCGGCGATGCCGACGCCCGCCAGCGCCGTGCCGATGAGCGCAGTGCCGCCGGTGATCGCGGTGCCGAGGCCGGCGAGTTTGCTCCCGAAGCCGGAGATGCTGCTTTCAGCCTGCGACGAATCGGCCGTAATGACCGCGCGTAGTTCTGCTGCCTGGATTGGCACAGTTACCTCTCAGCTTCGAAAGCGGCCGGAGCGATCGGCACGGCGTTCGAGTTCGTTGCGCGCCTGCGCCTCGACCGACTCGGCAGTGAGCGCGCGATGCACCCAGACCATCGACTCGTCCGCGAGCGACCGTGGATCGACGCCTAGGTACCGACCCGCGCGAATGACGAGATACCAGAGGGGAGCGCGTCCTGCGAGCCCGCCGCTGACGAGCCAGACCCGGAGGGCGCGCTGGGTGAGTTTGGGACGGCAATGTCCGCCGCGATCGCTTCCATCAGCTTGACGAGGACCGGGATCGGCACATCCATCAGGCCCGCGGCCGTGAGCGGGAGCGGCGTGCCGTCGTCATCCGTCACGTCCCAATCGATCAGCATCGGCGCCATCATCGTGCACAGGGCGCCGATGTTGACCGTCCCGTTCTGCGCTTCGTCCGCCATCGCGAACATGCGCGGCGTCACGCCGGCCGGGGTGTAGCCAAGCGTGATTTCGCCGCTACCGATGGGGATCGTCACCGTGCGCCGGTCCTCCACGAGTTGAGACAGTTTCAAAGCTGGCTCCTATCGCATCAGATATTCCATCAGTGTCCGGTCGTGCTTCCGTGAGTTGCACCACCGACAAGCGGGAACGATATTCGCCGCTGTGTGATTGCCGCCACGCGAAAGCGGAATCATGTGCTCCTGTGTCAGTGCCTCACACGGCTCGCCGCAGTACGCGCAATGACCGTTGAAATACTCCTTAGAGGCCTGCCACTGCTCTGCCGTGAAGTCGTTGATCGCCGCCGCGGCTCTCGATGCCCGCCGCCGTGCCTCATGTGCCACACTGCGTTCGGGGTTCTTCGCGCGCCAACGAAAGAGTTGGTCTCTCCTTTTCTCTCGCTGTAGCTGCTCCTTCGCGAGGAGGCGGTCGCGATTTGCCGAATAGTAGGCCGCATGCTCAATATTGCGGCACGCTTTACAGCGCGGATGCAGTCCGAAGGCCCCGCGCGGATGGCGTATGAACGCATCGAACGGAAGTTCACGCAGGCACTTCGTACATCGCTTGGTCCGCAGATCAAGGGGGAGTTGGGTATACTTCTCGTGCATCGTAGCTAACTCCTACGGTGTACCGCCCCACCGGTGTCACAAGCACCGGCGGGGCATTGCTATTTCACTGCCCCCATTATACCACGGAACCTAACCCAGCAGGCTTTGTGTATTGACTACATCAAGATGAATCGCCTTCGCCCAGGTCGGATCGTGGACGAGGTCAAGCGTCCACGAGAGCGTGGACAGGCCGTCTTTGTCATCGAATGCCGGCGCATCGGAGACCTGGAGGGCCATGTCGAGCGAGAAGCCGTATGCGGCGGTGCCAATGGCGGTGCCCGTCGCCTTGACGCGCATGAAGCGGGTCGCGCCCGAGCGCATCGCCGCGACGAGCGCCATGCCGGCCGCGTCGCGCTCCATCTGCATCTTCACCTGCGGCTTGAGTTTCGTCTCATAGGTGGTGGCATACGACGTGTTTGCGCTGTTGATCGCCCACAGGGGATTGAACCGGTCAGCCATGTCGGTCTCAACCGAGAGGACACGCAAGAGCTTCGTGGTCCCGAGCGCCGCCGCACTATTGTCGAGGTAGACATCGAACTGCTGCGGCAGGACCGGGATCAGTGGCAGTGGATTCGGGCCCGCGCCGGCCGCGCCCTGGACGACCGAAACGGGGCCACCGGTGATGCCGGTCGGCGTGATCGTCCAGGCGGGTTGTACGCCGGTGCCGAAGGCTGTGCAGACAATATCGGTCGGCGTCGCGAGGTTGCCACCGACGGCGGTATAGGGGATTGCGTTTGGTGTCGCGGTATTGAGCGCCGTCTGCACGGTGCTCGCCGTCGCCGTCGCGCCCGTGATCGCTGTCGTGGTGTTCCCGCCTGCCGCGATGGTGAAGGTGCCGCCCGTGACCGCGGCCACGGCGTGCAGGCTCTTGACGTCGTTCACCGACGGCGTCAGCGTCGCGCCCGTCGTCGTCAGCTTGCCCATCAGCGTCCCCTTGAAGGTCGCCTCATCGCGCGTGACGAGGATGTTCAGCGCCCGCGCCACATTCCCCGCGACCGTCTCGGCGCCGACGGACGAACCGCGCTCGATCGAGAGCGATTTGACGGTATCCGGCGCCGAGGAGGCGATGTCGAAGCCCCACGTGTAGGCGCCCGTTGTGCCGATCTGGACGCCAGGGGTCATCGCGAAGAACGTCGAGAGGACATAGATGCTCTCGTCGTACGTCAGCGGGCCGTCGATCGCCGCCTCCGTCCACTCCTTGCCGAGCACGTTGAGCGTGTCGAACTTGTTGCCCATGGGGGCGAACTTGGTGACGGTGCCCTGAATATCGGGCGCGATCGAGAGCGAGCTGAGGCGCTTCGTCGCTGGTACGAGGCTACCAATGACCGACTCAATTCCGACCTGGACGAGCTCCGTGACAACAGTTCGCTCCGGCACAGTGACACCTCCTCAGATGCTTCAGGCTGGAATCAGGCTAACAGGAGGCGGAACATGTGTCCGAGCTCCACGAAGTCCTCGTCCCCGTCCTCATAGAAAGATTCGTACTCATCCTCCTGGATGCATGAGTAGACGAAACCACCGCCCAGCGTGGCGCTCTTGCGGTGCAGCAGCGTGTACATCCGATCCGCGCCCGCCTCGATGGCGACGATGGAGTTGCCGGGCTGGATGAGGCGGATGAGATAGAGCGCGTTCGCCATGATGCGCACGCCGGCGACCTCGGAGACGCTCACCGAGCCGCCGCCCTGATTCTGGAAGACGGTCGCGGGCAGCACGGCGTTCTGCGGTGCCTGCCGCCGGTAGACGCCACCCGGACTGGCACCCATGTAGACGGAATCGCCTTTCAGCGTACTGGCGATCCACTTCTCGGCGGTGACGATGGTTGCCATTTAGAGCGCGCTTTCCAGGTGCGAGAGGCGGCCGATGAAGGTCTGCTGTTGCCGCTCCACCGCGGGGACCATTGCCGGGTGCGCCGCCATGTAGCGCGTGCCGAACTCCTGGTAGACCGCGTACTCAACATCGGTCGTCACGGTGTAGGCGCCGGGGCCGGTGCGCGTCGTGTGGATGCTGTCGCGGTAGCGGCCGGTGCGGACATGCACGCCCGCCTTCCAGGCAGACTCGACCGCCGCGGCGGACTCCGCGACGATCGGGTCAACGGCCGCGGGCAAGCGCGCCGCGATGCGCGCGAAGTCGTTGCGGATGACCTCGATGCGCACGCCGGCCGGCATTACGAGGCCGGCTTTTCTTCAGGCGCGTCTTCGGGTGGCGCGACCGGCGTTCCATCCTCGTTGGAGACCACCGAGTAGCCAGCGTAGGCACCGTCCTTCTCCCGCTCGTAGTCCTCCGACTGGACGGCGTACTGCTCTCCCGTCTCCTCGTTTTCAATGATCACCATCTGCATTTAGATGACCTCCTTGCAGACGAGACGCAGGCTCGTCGCATATGACGCCATGATCGGGGTCAGGATGGCGAGCGTGTGCGCGCCGATGATGAGCCGCTGATCGAGTGAGATCGTCGTGCCGAGGGGGAGCGTCGCCATCCAGAGGATGCTCGTCTGCTGGACATCGGAGACGACAATCTCCGCGTCACGTTGCCGGAATGGCATGATGCTGGACGGCACGGTCGCAACGGTCGTCCACGCCATCGTGCCGCCGCCGCCGCCATCATCCACCAGTGTGGGCGACTGGATGGCACACGTTTCAATCATGGCGGCAGTAGCGTCGCGAACCATCCAGTCGAGATCGGCGATCGGCGGCACAAATGACATCCGTTACCTCGTCGTGAAGGATGAGAAGGAGAGCCCGCCGCTGGCAGCAGTGGTGTCGGGCCGCGTCATCGTGACGGATTGCACGGACTGCTTCGCCCGATAGGTAGCCGCGAGGTCGGTCAGCGTCGTGACGCGCTCGCGGCGGTTATAGACATTTGTCTCCTGCGTCGTGCCATATTCGAGCTTGATCAGGGCGATCCACTGCTCGAGCACGTCCGCTGCGGCGGCGTAGAGGTCGAAGAGTTTGCCGACGATGTAGACGGGCGGGAGCTGATTCGCCGCGAAGGTCCAGTGGCCGCCGCTCAGATCGCTCGTCGTGGGCGTGAGCACCACGAAGATGCTCGAGACAAGCTGCGCGTCGCTCTCCCACCACTGGCTGTCGTACGGTGCGTAGTAATCGTGCCAGGTCACCGGACCGCCGGGAGCGAACGTCTGCGCCGGCGTCAGTTCCAGATAGCGGATGTCCGTGCGGTGCTGGTCGAGCGTGTCCTGCAACTCCTCATCGGTGAACGTCGGCGGCGTGCCCCGGTCAGCGACCAGGAGGCGGACACGCGCGATGATGTCCGCCATGCTCGCGCGTGCCATGAGCCGCCCCCTTACTCCGCGGAAGACTCCTCCGACTCAGCAGGTGGTGGGACTTCGGTCGCCCCCTCGGCCACGAGTCGGTTATACGTTTCAGAGCCAACTTCGACGTGAAAGGTCCCGGTGCCCGTCTGCAACCAGACCGTGCCATCGCCCGCATCCGGGCTGTCGGGCTGCGCGTCCGCGGTGGCACGCGCGGTTGGCTGCTCCTCCGCGGTGGCGCGTGCTGATGGCTCGGCATCGCCGGCCGCTCGGTCCGGCTCGGGTGGATTGACGTTTGGTTTCTTACCCATTGCTTTCTTCTCCTATCAAGAAATCATGCCGTCGCTAGACGCCAGCCGGGACCAGGAAGGCCGCGATGGTGCCGGTAATCGCGGCCGCGAGGTCGATAAAGATGCGACCACCCGTGCCGCCGTCCGTGCCGCCGGGCGCCTGGACATAGCGTGCAGACTCGAGTGGGCCAATATACGCGGCCGCCGTTGCCCCCACCGTATACGCGAGGTCGCCGAGGTCCTTGCGGAAGGCGGGCGGGGCGACACCGGCCTTGACCGTGGCCACCTTCGTCGCCGCGACCGTGTTATTGACATAGATCACGACCCGACCGGAGAGGCCGGTCACATCAACGTAATGGCCGTTCGTGGGGTCAACCGCCGTGCCTGCCGGTGCGGCGATACCGTTGTTGCCAAGCAAGTTCGTCAGTGGGATTTGCGTGCGCGCCATCTGCTAGTGCTCCTTCCTTACGTGGCGTTCGCCGTCATCAGCGCCAGCGCGTTCGGGCGGACGACCTTCGCCCCGTAAACGAAGAGTCCCTTGACGGCGTCCGCGAACCGGCGTTCCGGGCGGAAGGCTGAGACCTCGACGATCTGCGAGGCGAATGACCATGCCATCGGATGACCGGCGATGATCTTGTATTTCGTCGCCGTCGTGTTCGGCACCTGATTCGACTTGTAAATATCGAAGCCGGCCGCGCGGCCAATCGGTTGTGCGCCGGGACCGCCGCCGCCGTTTGGCTGGGTGATGTTCTCGCCCCGGAAACCGTTCAGCAGCATCTCAAGCTGGCCGGGCGTGCCGTAGCCGACGAACCGGGCGTCCTTCAGCAGGTACGCCTCAAACCAGGGCGGCACGATCACGAAGCGGCCGTCATCGGGAATGTCCTGGTTATCGAGCAGGACACCCAGATCGACGAGGCGGTCGTATGCAAGCGTACCGGCCGCGGCCCACGTGCCGGTGATCGGGGAGGCATCCGAGCCGACGCTATTCGTCGCGGAGATGTCGGTGTAGAGACTGGCGGCGTAGCTGTCCGCTGCTTTGCGCAGACCGTAGCCGGCCCGCCGCATCGCTTCCTCCATCACCTTCGGCTGCTGTTGCGCCTTGTCCACGTCATCGACCTGGAAGTTAAAGTATTTTGCTTGGTCGATGACAAGTATTAGCTGGGCGTCGGTTAGTGCTTCCGGGCTGTTGATGTCGGCGTTCTTGGTGTAGTTGCTGACCGTCACATCACCGATCTGGTTGATGCGCACGGAGGAGCCGAAACCCTGAATATCGCCTTCGTAGTCCGTGTTCATCACACTGCGATAGACGAGGGCGGTGTCGAGGGCGCGCAAGAGACTGCCCGCCCACACAGATGGGATGAAGTTCTCAAGTGGCATGGCATCACTACCTTACGGGTTGCGACCTCACGAGCGCGAGGCCAGGGCGTCCCGCACAATGGCGGGGTCCAGTCTGGCAACCTCGGACGCGGACATGCCGCGCAGTTGATCCTTCGTCAGTTGCCGCTCGCCGCGGCCGCTGGCGCCATTCGCCGCCGCGCCGCTTGACGCCGGTGGCACCATCAGCTTCGCAAGCACTTTCGCGTCCGCCTCCATCGCCTGCTCGTCTTCGCCCTGTAAGCGACTGGCGAGGACTTCCGGGAGGCTGTGCTTCGTGGCGATCCGCAGGCGCATCAGCTCGAGCCGGAGTTCCTCACGGTCGTTCACGGCCTGATCACGTTCGCGCTTCGTCTTTTCCGCTTCGCTCAGCGAGGCGTCCTCGAGCGCTTGCAACTTGGCAGCGGTCGCAGCGGCCTCGCGCCGGTGCTTCGCGGCTTCGTTACGGAGTTGCTGGACATAGGCGGCGTCGAACGTCTTCGGCTCCTGGCCGGTCGTCTCCGCAGGCGCCCCGTGCGCAGCATCCGGTGGTGTGGTGGCCGTCGTGGCCTGACCATCGGTTGCCTCCTGGGCATCCGTGGTCGTCGTACTCTCGTCCATCGCTCCCGTTACTCCTTTGCCGTTGCCGGCAGCGCGGCCGTCAAACCGAGACGGGCCGCGATTGCCTTGATCTTGCGCCGCACCGCGGCGGGATTGCTGGCATGGCCAGAGAGGTTCCATGCCGCACGCACGTCCGAGGCGTCCCTGATCGGGTATGACAGGCCCGGCCCGGCGAAGTTTGCGGGATGGTCTTTCTTGTATTGCAGCCGGGCCGCCTGCGTCCAGTTCGCCATCGCGATGCCGCCTCTCGTTACTGGGTAAGCATCAAACCCACGGAGACCGCGAATGCGCCGAGCGCCATCAGGCGAATGCGGCCGGTGGCGACCGCGGCGAGATCGAGGATGAACGCCACCGCGAAGACGAGCGCGGCGAACAGAAAGGCGACGCCGGCGCGGGTAACGGTCATGATGTGCCTCCTGTTGGCGCTGGCGGTGGCGGTGGCGCTGGCTGCGCGCTCGCCGCGGCCTGAGCTTCCTCCGTCGCCATGTTTTGTGCTTCGAGCAGTGGATTCAGGCCGACCTTCTGGGCCGCGGTCGTTTTCGAGAGGATTCCCATCGCCATCTGCGCCGTCAGCGTCTCCGCTTCGGCTTTCGGATCGGACGGCAGGATCTCCGGCCAGTGGGTTTCGACCTGGTTACTGTCGCCGAAACCGCCGAACTCCAGCAGGCGCCGGTTCAGTTCTTCGAGCAAGTCGCCATACAGGCGCCGCTTGACCTGCGTGCGCTGCAAGAGCGGGCCGTAGAGGATCTGTAACGCGAGACCGGACAGTTGGCCGATGTTATCGAAGTGGCCCGTGGTCACCTCCGGCACCTGCGTCGTCTCGTGAAAGGCAGCCTTGATCCGCTCGTAATAGGCGATGGAAGATGCCAGGTCACTCTGCATCTCGAGGTTCGCGAGCTCGGCGTCCTTGTTCGGCAGGATCGTCACCTGGTCGGGGCCGGTCTTCAGATCAGTCGCCTGGAAGCCTTTGCCCCACGTCTTCGGATGGGCATGGAAGCGGATGATCCGGTTCGTATTCGAGAGCACGAAGTTCACCGCGCTGCCGAGTTCCTGCACATCTTCCTCGAGATCGGAGATGCCCCAGTATTCATTCGGCGCGGGCAGGTTCTGACAGTCGATGATCGGCGGCCACGGATAGGGCCAGACGCTCTCGGCGACGATCCTCCACTGGTTGCTGTCGGGCCGCGACTCCTCATCGGTGATCGTCCAGCGCGTGCCGGATGGATCAGAGGCGGTGGTCTGGCGGTAGTTCATTGGCCGGCGGGTACGCGGATCGATGGCGTTGTAGGTATACACGTAGCGACTAACCGTATCGATGTCGTCCGGCATCCACTCGACGTGCATACAGGCCGGGTCGAGGTTGATCAGGCGCGGGTACTGCTGCCCGTTCCGGGGCTCGCGGATCTTGATGAACGCATGCCCGCAGACCGCGCCGTTCAGGCCGACCTTGAGCAGGAACGTCTGTTGCTTGTTCTCCGCCCAGACGTTTTCGAGGTAGACGTCCGCGGGCGTCTCGACATCGGCCGTGGGTTCGCTCTCACCGGTATCATCGACGCCGGTGGTGTCCTCCGCGGTGTCGGCGATTTCGAAGGCCAGGTCGCGGCCAAAGAGGTAAAACGCGCTCGTATCGACCGCGAGGCGGGCGAGGTTGACGCAGACGTTGTCATCCGGCTGCCCCGGCGCGACGACGAGCGGCTTCTTTGTGTCCCCCTGATAGGCGAGCCAGGCGTTGCGAATCCTCCGCGCCCGCGCGATGTCGTCGGCGTTGGCCTCGGTCAGGATGTTCTGGCCGTTGAAGAGGTAACTCAAGCTCATGCGTTACCTCTCAAGCGTAGAGCGATGGCGCGTACGTGACCGCGGCACTGAGTCCCCGCCCGGCCACCGCGAGCGCCAGCGCCGTGACGCAATCGTCATGCATGCCCTCGGGAGCCGAGTACCTCACGCCAGTGCGCGTGTAGACATACTCGAACGCTTCCAGCTCGTTGACGATCGCGCCATCCGGGTAGTGAATCTCCTGCTGCTGGATGGCGACTGCGAGCCCTTCCATCAGCTGCTGCTTCGACGGCGCCGTGAACTTGTAGCCGCGGTAGTTGATCCGGCCGGCCGTCTGCAACTCCTCAAGGACCGGATCGCCGACGCCGGTCGAGTCCACGAGCGCGGGTGTCTCGCCCACGAGCCGGACGATGCGCGGAATGGTCGCCTGCCACGGACCTTGCCAGCGCTCGAAGCGACAGACCGCGCCGCCGGCGTCGAGGGCGATAGAGACGGTCCAGTCCACCGACTTCGCGAGGTCGATGCCCCAGATGACCGGTTCGCCCTCAGACAGCGGCGCTACCTGCGCAGCAATCGCGGCGAGTCCGAAGGGATTGCCGCCATCGTCCGACGGCTCCGCGAGATAGAGTTCACGGAACACGGCATCCGGTAAGGTCCGCTTTGCGTCCTCAATTTCCGCCGCATCCAGGACGCCGGCGGCGACGGCATCGTAGGCGGTGATCTTCGTGTAGTGCATGTCAGGCTCACCCGACTCCGCACGCCGGCAGAGGCGATAGAAGAAGTTCTTGCGCCCCTTGACGTTGCCGATGAGCCGGACGGGGCCGCGCGTCTGCGTGAGGGTAGATCGCAGTGCGTACCAGGCGTCTTCCTTCCACCGACTCGCTTCATCACCAACGGCAGCGTACACATCCTCGCCAAAGAGCGAATCCGGATGATCTGCGCCCTTGAACCAGAGCACTGCGCCATTCGGCAGGGTGATCGTCAGCTCACTGGCGTTGTACTGGTGCAGGTCTGGCGGGAGCGTGCGCTTGAGGCGACGGAAGGCGATCTTCGCCTGCGCGTAGATCGGCGCGACCCACCAGAAGTTCCGTCCCGCTTGACTCAGCCATGCCTGCTCATAGAGCCACGCGATACAGCCAACGGTCTTCCCGCTCTTCGTTGACGCTTCGATGAGGCCGTAGCGTTCGTTACAGAAGACGGCAGCGAACTGCTGTTCGTAAAGCCATGGGCGATGATAATCAATCGTCCGCGTCGCCGTCCGCGTCGGTGGTGATCCGATCGAAGGAGAGGGTGAAGGAGATCGCACCGCCATCCTTGCCCGTCACCTCCGCGACCGCCTTCCGGCCGCCCCGCTCTTTGGCGATGTCGTCGAGGAGTCCCCGCGCCTGGGCAAACTGTTGCGCCTTGAAGACCGGGACCTCGACGGCTTTGCCGCTCGCCGAGAGCTTGATGTCCGTGCCGTAGATGCCCAGCTCGAGATCGGCTTTGACCGGCCGATAGAGCGATTCCAGTTCTGCCACCCGCGCATCGACTGCCGAGAATCCCTGATCGATCGCCGCCGCTTCCCGTTCGGCTTTCGCCGCCGCAATCACGGGCTTCATCCTCCCGGCGTAGTACTTCACATTGGCAATCGTGCAGCCAAAGGCCGCGGCAATATCGGCATAGTGATCGCCGGCGGCAATGCGGGCTTTGATCGCATCGCGCTCTGCCGGAGAAAGCTTCGGACCAGTCATCGGGTATAAATCCGGTCTAAATCCAACACGGCGCGCGGCCAAAAGAAAACCCGGCGGCCTGCCGGGGACAGTTTTAGTGTTCAGAATAATCATATTGATCCCGATCACGTTTCGTCAAGTGCCCAACCTGAATGGATGCCCTCCCACTCATCTTCAATCGCCGTGCGCACCTGCGAGTGGTAGGTGCGCACGGAGGAAACGGCAATCCCGAACATGCGCGCCGCCTCATCATCAGGCACGACGGCGTTGGGATGATCGGCGGAATACACGCACCATTGCAGGCGGCCGCGCGGATCGGGGCGCTGGACCATGCCGACTTCGCAGGCGATCAGCACTTTCCAATGCGAGGCATGGAGGCCGTGACGGGCACGCGATTCATGGAAGGCGCGCTGAATCGCGGTCGTGACGGGGCCCCAGTTGGCGCGTGCGAGCGCCGCACCGCGGATGCCATCGGAACTGCGGTGCGCGCTCATCGTGACGGGCATCAGCGTCCGGTCGGATGAATACTCGCCGCCGGAAGTGAGGATGAAACGAAGCTTTGCCCAGGGAAAGGGCGGACACGCCCGGTATGCCAGGTCAACCATCACCACCTCCTCCTACGCTCGCTCATGGCACCTTCCTCATGGCACGCCGCTTCTGCTCCGCCCGCGATCTGCGCAAAACCGCCCGCTCTTTCTCCGGGTTCGCCACGCGCCAGTTGCGGCACGCGGCTCGATAGGTCTCGGGGTGTTCCGCGCGCCATCTCTGGTTCGCGGCATTGGCGCAGGCGCGGCAGTGGGAGTCGCGGCCGTCGCGGGTGGCCCGACGCGGCGGGAAGGCGGCGAGGGGCTTGGCCTCGTTGCATTTGGTGCAGTGCTTCATGCGGGCGCCGGTCGTCGGGTCCACGGAGACCGGGTGCGGGGAGGCGTGGCCGCGGGTCATTCGCGTGCCCCGTCCGACCTGCCCGCCCAAGCAATTGGCCCGGTGTCATTGTGCCCGGTGAAACTGATCGGCTTGTGACACCACCCGCACGCACCGGCGATGATCTGTTCCCCGCCCGGAGACCGCTCCGTAAGCTTCACCTCCCACGTTGGTTCATCGTAGTTCGCGCCCACTTCCTCACCTTCAAAGTCCCGGCGCTCCAACTCAAACGTGCCGCCGCACTCTGGACAGGTCAGCGACTTCCCCAGCCACGCCTCGCCCGTCGATCTGTCGTACTTCGTTTTGCCCTCGGTCAGTTTCTTCACGCTTCCCCCTCCGGCTTGCCCGCACGCCGCTGCCGCTTCACATCCTCGATCTTTCCGGTGATCGCCGTCCGTACGCGCACCAGATCGTCCACGACGCTCCAACCGATGCCGGGCGCAAGGGTCAGGCGCAACGCTTTCTCCGCGACCCAGATCGACGTGAGGGCGTGTTCGAGGAGGTCGAGTTCATCCATCCTTCTCCTCCGGCGTGCCCGCCCGCTCGATGGTGGCGAGAAACGACCGAATCGCCGCACAAACCCGTTCGGCATCGCTCGCGCCATCAATCAGTCCGTCGTGGATTTCCACGAGCAACTCGCGCATCGCCGGGGCTGATGCCAACAAAACGGCGTCGATTCGATCAATCTCCTCCGGTGTACCATCGGGGGCGCGGAATGACAGCGCGGCGATGCATTCGTCCTCGGCGTCGAAGATCGCAAGCGCGCCCCATTCGCTGTCTCGCACAACGCGCCACGGCGCCGGACTACCCTGCGTTGTCATAGTCATTCCCCTCCGGCTTGCCCGCGTGACGATGCTGTTCACACCAGTTCTTCGCCAGGTCAAGCGCGTCCACGCGGGCAACGGTTTCGCCCCACACCTGCACGGCATAGCGACCGCCACCAATGGGGATGAGCGTATAGCGTCCATCGCCTTGACTCTGGTAAACGCCACTCGGGCCGCGTGTCCAGGGAATGTTCAGCAGCATCTACTCCTCCCCATCCCGCTTGCCCGCCCGCGCTGCGAAGTCAGCAAACTCCGGTGTGAACGGGAACGCCGACTCAATGCGTGCGACTTCCGCTTCCAGTTTCTCCTGATCGGCATACGCGGGCCACGTCAGGACGGCCCCGAGGTAATGCGCCATGATCGGGAAACCACGGCGCGAGAGGCGCTGCGTCAGTGTCGATTCGCCCGGTTCGAGTCGCTTCACTCTCGCCATCACGCCACCGCCACGGTAGCAGGCGCTACAGCGCGACGCCGGCGCACCAGCCACAGAGCAATGAGCGCCGGCACGATCATGAGTTCCTTGCCGAGCACTTGTGCGGGCAGCAGCGTGAGCGAGAAGCCGGCCAGCCACAAGAAGAGGGCGGAATCGATGACCGCCCCCACGGTATTGCTCAAGGCAATCGCCCAGCCCCGATGCCGTTCCCGGAGCGGTTCATAGGCGCACCAATCCGCGGTCTCACTGAACAGGAACGCCAGACCGCTCGCGAACGCAAAGCGCAAGGGTGAGACCGCCGTCGAGAGGATCGCCCCGACGGCGATACCGAGGATCACCGCGGGCCGCCCCGCCGTTTCCTGGAGCCAATCACGGGCTCCGAAACTGACGCCGGCGGCGAAGACGCCCGCGGGCATCGCGAGTCCGAAGAGCGTGACGACGCCGAACGTGGCGAGCAGCCAGTTGGCGCCGACGATGCACAGCAGATACAGCAAAGCGGCTGAGAGCCCCCACACGACGCGCAAACGGGCAGAACGACGAATGACGCCTTTGCGCGCGTCACGGGCTGCTGCGAGGTCTACGGGCGCATACGATGCGTCATTCACAGGGTGACCTCCCACAAGCGCGCGGCGGCCGCGTCGCGTTCGCGCTCGGCGCGGCGAAACGCCTCGTAGGTCGCGATCGGGATGATCGCCAGTACCGGCCGCTCCTGGCTGGTGATGATCATGGCGGGCGCACCGCTGATCGCCACCTGCCGGAACATTTCGCCGACCCGACGTTGAAACGCGCTCGCGGTGACGACGATCGGCTCCGGCATCATGCCGCTCCTTTGAGTGTAGGGACGATCTCACTTTCCCAGTCTTGCGGTCTCCACACCCGCCAATCACCGCCAGCGGCACGGATGGCATCCCGCCACCCCTCCTGCGCGGGCGTGAGGATGCCATCGTGCCGCTTCACTTCCACCCAGAGAAAAACGCGCCGCTCGGCATGGACAAGCGTGAGGTCGGGATAGCCGACGGCGGAGCGGCGCGAATCGTAGGGATGATACGTTTTGAACCCGACCAGCCGCGCCAACTGGATGATCTGCCACATGAAATCGGCCTCATTCACGGCGGCATCAAGCATCTGGCGTGCATCTGAAGAAGCGTTTGCACGAGAGCGTGCAGTGCGCTTCGCGGCAAACGCTTCTTCAGCGGCGGCAGTGGTGCGGGTCGTGGCGGTGGGGCGTGGGTCAGTCATCGAACTCCGCCTCTCGCTGCATCATCGCCTCAGCCGCCCGCCGCCGCGCAATGACCAGCCGCGCCCGGCCGAGCGGGGTGATGCGCGGGTGCACGCGCGGCTCGACGAGCGCGTTGCGGCGGACGCCGAGGAGACCGGCGCGCAGCCGTATCGCACTGGGCGTCCGGCCCAGTTCCTCGGCGATGTCCAGCGCCGGGATGTCCGTCTCTGCCCAGAGATAGCGGAGGCGGGCATCCGCGTCGGGCGTCCACTCCGGCGCCGCGTAGCCGAACTTTTTCGCACGGGCCCGGCCGAGGATGGCCCGCTGCTGCTCGCTCAGCGGCGTGCCAAGGTTCTTGACGCGGATTCTCACCAGCGCTCCGGCATGCGCGAACCGCTCCACCCGTTCGACGATCGCAGTGAGCACGTCCAGTTCGAGCCGATCGGGTTCGGGCTGCTGCTCCAGCCAGAGGAGCACGCCACGCAGCGTCAGGGCGTGCTGCTTCGTCATCGTCACGCGTCCCGGTTTGCGACTCATGCCGGCACCGCCATTCCTCCTCCCGTAACCGTTGTAACCGTTTTGTAACCGTTCAAAGGTTACGCTTTTATCCCATCCCAATGCGGTAAATCGTAGGTGTAACCTTGTAACCGTCGCGAAATGCCCTCACACGTGCGCGCGTAACGCTGTGCATATCGCTCTACGCGCGCACGCGTATAGATACTGTTTTTCAGCGGTTACACGGTTACACATCGAGTTTGCCGCATGCCAAAGCCCTAAACGTGTAACCTTTGAACGGTTACCAAACGGTTACAACGGTTACACTGGTCACCATTCCTCCTCCTCCACATCGACAAATTTCGCCGTCAGGGTGGGCAATCGCTGCACGGCGCCTTCGATCCGACGCGGAAAACCGAACCGCTTACTGTCGGTCTGTGTTCTCAGCCAGCCCTTGTCTCGCCACGTGCGCAGCGTTGCCTCATACGTAAACCCCTGCGTCCTGAGGAACTCTTTCAGCTTGAACTCATAGATCGAGAGATCATCCCCCGGCCCACCCCAAGCGCCAAAAAACTCCTTCGGCCTGCGGTCCTGGTCGTGCGAGCCATAGAACGAGGCACGATTGGCCATTGCCCACGACACCACCGCATCACGCGCTCGCTCGCCGTAGTTGGATTCCTCCACCTCGGCCACGCTCTCGCGATACAACCCCTCCAGCACGGCGATGGCATTCCCTGGGACGCCCCACGCCTCATGGGCAATGCGCGCCCCGATCAGCATCACCGCGAAATAGGCGGCATAGCGGTCCGCAAGGTTGCCCCCACTCGCCTCCGTGATCAGATTGGCATAGGTCTGCTCGTACTCACTGCGCAGCGCGGGCCATTCCGCCCGATGGTCGAGCAACCACTGCACGATCAGCGGCCCACCCCAGCCATAATTCGTGCGACAGAGTGTCGCCACCGTGCGCACGCTCTCTCCCTGGTCCGGACCGCCGAACGGCGATCCCCACAACAGCAGTGTCCTGGCCCGCAGACCCTGATCCTGGCTTGCCTCGGCGAGCGGATGCTCGCCCGTCGAGAAGACAATCGTGCGCCACGATCCGGAGACGCGCAGGCCGCTAATCGAACCACGGCCGCGTCCCTCCCCGTTCGTGAGGCTGTAGACGATCCGCGCCAGGTAGCGCGGATCAGCCAGCTGCGACTCGTCGAAGAAGAGCGGCAACCCCGCCATCAGGGCAGCATAGCGTTCCATAAAGGTCTTCGTGCCATCCCACCCTTTGACGAGGCCACCCCGTTCCTTGGTGGGCAATCCCCAGACGGAGGCACAGATTTCCAGCCAGGCGGTCTTGCCGATCGACGAGTTGCCGGCGACGTCAATCGCGAATCCGGGTGCATTGAGGATGTCCAGCAGCGGACTGGACGCCGCGGCGAAGATGCCGAGTGCCACCCGCGGGAAAGCTCTGCCATAGGTGTCGACGACGGCACGCCACCGCGTCATCTCGCCAACCGCGGTCACTGACTCGACAAACCGGCGGTTCCCCACATCATCGCCCAGGAACCGGACAACAGCGGTATCGGCACCCAGCACCCGCTCACCGAGCATGAACATGCTCGTGCCATCCACGCGCTTCCAGCCACAACTCTGCGTCGTCAGGTCGACGGGAATGACCGCGAGATTGGTCGCTTCATAGGCGGCGAGGTAATCGACGAGACCCTTCGCGGTGTTGCTTGTCACCGGCAGTCCGCCGGCGGCAAGCCGGACAATGGCATGTGCATCCGCGAAGATTTCGCGGCCAATCGTCAGGGTACGCCAGGCGTCATCACGCAGCAGTGCGAGCGTTGCTTGCTCGTCGCCCGTGTCCACGTCCCGGTGCCGATGCGTGATCAGCAACGGCGACGGCAGGATGGTGTGCTCCACCTCGTTCAGTTCCGTATCAAAACCCAGCGTTCGCACCCCGTCACGGTCCAACCGGTAGCCATGCGGCACCATTGCCTCCCCGTGGACCGGCGCCTCCTTGACCGCGAACCGCACCGGCGTCAGTGGTTCATTGCCGGCATCCGCGTCGATCGCCTCGTCCGCGAGGCGCTGCAATCCCTTCACCCCGTAGGTAACCAGGTAGTCGTCAATCCCTTGCTTGTACTCCGCCGTCCCCGGAATCAGCACGATTTTCACGCGCGCCCCACGACGCGCCAGGATCGCCGCGAGCCGT